CTGTTGGCTCACAGTGTCGCAACCCAAAGTGACAACAGTGCCAGAGTGCTCCATCATCTTCTGCGAAATAGAATGATAATGACTAAACATGTAATGAGGCACCACACCGATACTGCTTGCACTGAAGTTAGTGCTCACCACAATCTTATCGGCAAAGAAAGCAGGATCAATGAAGTTGAGGGAAGGGCCAGAGCCCAAAACCCAAATCGTCTCACCCTCATGCTTACCGCGTAACTCCTGAAGCTCCATCAGTCACCCCTATCAAAGTTTACCCAGGCATGAATCACATTGAGGAAATCCCTAATGTTGAGGTCTTTCAACCTCTCAGCATCCTTCGCCTCAAACGCCATCTCAGCAGCCTCAAACAAAAGCATCAAGTCACTACCATCCCCCGCGTGTTGCGCAGCCTTCAGCTCGAACAACACAGTCACAGGCAGGCTGAAGAAGTTTTTAGCAACAGCCCTGAACTTGTCAGTGACAACCTCAACAGGTGGTAAATCTTGAGAACTATACGATCTCATGATGCGTTTGAAGTCTTGCTCCTCGCTCACAACAGCTCAACTCTCCCCCTGAAAGGCACACCCTTCTCGAGCTCGAAACAAGTGATCGCTGTGGTCGAGTCCCCGCCTGCACCCTGATTGCGGGTGTACCAGTCTGAACCATTATCTGAAGTGCTTGCCTGGAGCCACCAACGCTCCTGCCCCTCAGTGCCAGAAATCTGCTCGCACCTGTGATGATGGAAATGCCCTGTAACCATAGTGGTGACAGCTGCAAGATAGGAGCTGTTGAAAACTGCTTTAGCCCAAAACCCTGGGAAACTGTCAGGCCTCGCAACCTGGTGCCCATGTATAGCACCGAGGATGTGAGAGCCATCCTCGAACACATCGAAGGCGAAACCCTCATCATTAGGTTGCGGGATAAGCCAACGCTCAACAGGGAGCCCAACTTCTGTGGCGAGCCTTCTGAGCTGTTGCAGGATAACAATGCCCCAATCATCCTCACCTGGTCTGCCTACACGTTGCTTTTGTACGCGGTATTGGCAATGGTTAGAGGCCACTGAGCCAAAGGTTATAGGAGCATACTTTGATGCAATTTTCATTAGATCCCACAACAAAGCTGCGGCAAGGTCTACCTGTTGCATAGGACTGAGCGTATTGCTCACAATTTGCTCCATATCAGCCTTATTGCTCACACCCTCAATCACATCACCCATATCCATAATGACAATGCGATCATAGTTGCCCGCCTTCAGGCGTGCCTCTATCCGGTCATAGCTTGCATGAATGCGTTGAATAGACTCAGTATGCCCACCCCTGCTCCCATGTTTACCAATCTGGAAATCAGCAGGGCAGATAACAAAAGTGCGCTCATTAGCTTTGCGCTTCACAGGCTTAGGCTTAGTCTGCTTAGCTAACTTGTACAAAGTTGGCAGGTCAAAATCTGTGGCCTTTTTACGGAAATGGAACCTGTACGCGGTAAGCCACTCCCCATCCCAACGCTGCCATTGAGAAGTGCGAGGTGTGCCCACAATCTCATACTCATCAGGGGAATAACCACGCTGATCCAGAAACTCATCAAAGTTAGGTGCCTCGGGGAGCCCCTCAGTAGTAGCAGTACCCTCAGCACCATCGAACTCTAACCCAGGTCTGAAGTCTTTAGGTGCCTGCACCTTCTTAGCAGGCTCAAGGTTCTCAAGCACAGGAGCACTCTCCTCTGCGATGTGTCCTAATAGACCTCTCACTAATCTTCAAGCCACGATCTGTGAGCGCCCTAGCCAAACCGTTATTAGTCCAAGCTGCACTATTACTCATAGCATCCATGTAAATCTTCAAGTCAGAACCATCCAAACTCTCGGCAACAGTCCTCACCCTGCATGGATACACCTTCACTGTTGGTGTCATTCCCTCAAGCATGAACATTCCACCTTTCGTTTAGACTGAGGCAAGTCTAACCCCAAATCATCCACAATAGGGCTGATTGTGATGAAAGCTCCAGGCTCGCGCGTGTCTGCATACGCCTTCCATGCTGTGATCTTCACAACCTGCCCATCATCATCCCAGACACCAGCATCAGTGAGGCCATCCAAAACTCCCCTGAGTAGTTTGTCCAAATCAGGTGGTTTGATAGGCCAGGGTCTTTTAGCAACAGGGATCGTGGCAGGGCGCTCAAGATAGAACATGACCTCGATAGCGATTGGGTTGGAGCTCTGAGCCCATGCCTCTTTCTCTATCTCAGTGATAGCAGCGAGGGTGATCGCTTTGCGCCATGCTGGGAGATACTTGCTGGCCTCGATGAACCTGCCACCACCAACGTGCCTTTTAGAGCCTTGTGGGGCTGGTCTGCCGAATACTGTGATGGTAAGGCTCACCTAACAAGTGTACCCACACAACAGAAAACCCCCGCCGAAGCGGGGGCTCTTTCTTGAGAATCACATTGCTGTGGTGTTATACATTCTGCACTTCATGTTTGGGATGCGGGGGTTCCATCCTGCTCCCTCAATGCGGCGGTCAATTTTGGCGAGGATGCTGATGACTTCTTCCTTGTCCATAGTTTGACCGTGATCTCGTACGATGGCGAGCTGACCGGCTTCGTTCAGGTGGATGGTTCCCCATGCTGTTTTGGTGACTGTGTTGAACATTTGTTTCCCTTTCGTTGTACTTGCTTATGTCTACAAGTATACACACAATTAGGGGAAACACAACACCAAACACAAACTATTTTTTAGGCCTCACAACATTCAACACAGCCAACACAAACAACAAAGCTGAAGCGCTATAACCAAACCCAGCCAACAACCCCTCAGCCTCGAACGCCAACAACCAATACAGCAAACCCATACCGCTAAGAATCACAAACCCAGACCACCTCATCAGAAAGGCGCACTCTCATCAATCTTGCCCTGCCCAGGATTCACAGTAGGCCACACCTCATTGATAGCAGCCTCTTGAGTCTTAGCACCAGCAACACTCACCGATTCAGCACGCACCCGAATAGCAGACCCAGTAGATCCATCACGCTTCTGGAAAGTGCTAGTGCCCACGATGCGCCCCACCACAGTAACCTGCTTCACATCATCCAAAGCGGTCTGAGAATCAGTAGTGACATCATAGATAGTCTTATCTACTGTTTCCCACTCATCCTGGTGGTTCTTCTTGCGCACATCTACAGCGAGCTTCAAAGCACGACCCCAGTGGAAATCTTTTACATCATTCAGCCACCCAGTGACCGTAACTAATGCCTCATTGCGTTCCATAACTACTCCCTTTTCCTTATCCGATAATGTGTGAAGGATTCACACAATCATTATGCCCACAACTTCTGACACCAGGCAACACAGGTTGCCCATAGTCATCAAGCGGTGTCACATCATCACCAGCAAACCCGCCATGCCAGGGAAGGCACTTGCCCTCTTTGGTGTGGACTGTTTGCACTTTTCGTGCCCTGCACGATTGACACAAAACCGTTTTCTGTCTCGAAGAATTGAGCTCCCATTCAAACCCGCACCTCTCGCACCGTATCGTTTGCATCTAGGCTGCGCATCGCAATCTGAATGAGCTCATCTGAGAAATTGTAGCGCTCTCCCTGTTTTGTTGCAGATATTCGCTCCCTGCGGAGTTTCTCTTTATCGCGCCAATACTTACCAATCTCATCCAGGTGCCCATCGAAAGCTCTCCACCGATTCAACTGTTGAAACTTCGCAACCCTACGCTCATGCTTCTTCAACAGCCTCAGGTGAGTCCCAGTGTGGAACTTCTCCAGCATCAAAGTATCTAGATCAATGTCCATCTCATCAGCCCACAAATTATCCGAATACATGCTCATGCTTCCCCCTCACAATCCTCACAAACATAACCCACAACCCTAACCCCCACAACCTGAGGAGACCACCCAGAACCAGGATCAACAGGCCCAGAACAATTCACACAATCACCCATCACTTGCACCCAAACTCTCCAGGCTTACACTCATAATGCTCCCCATTCTCATGCTCCAACCGCACCCAATCCCTACGCCCAGGCCCAGACTCACGCAAAGACACACGATCATAAATACTCTTAGCAGTAATAAACCCACTCCTCGATTCCTTATAGGCAGGAAGTAACGCAGCTTCACACTCCTCGAAACTGTAACCCTCAAGCAACCTATGCCACATCTCCACCATCCCCTCATCCACAGGTTGCCTATCCAAAGAGGAAACCATCGCTAACAAAGTCGCAACCTCACCATGATTCATCACTGCACCCCCTTCAACATTGCACTGAAGTCCACATCAGGAGCCTCAATAGCTTTCGTCTGCTCACGCTCACGATATTTTTGAGCAAGTAGGGCAGCGTTTTCAGCGTTCGTCAGCTTACGACCACGCACAGGCTCAGGCGGGTTATCCCACGCATCAGCATTCAACCAAGTCGCAGGATTCTTCGTATACCCATCATCCCTATTTGGATCATCCCGATACCTCTTTGCACCATCCAGAATCACCTCAAGGCTCACACGCCTAATAGCTTTCTCAAACGCTCTCACTGCTGCAGGCTTATCAGCACGCTTAGGATAAACATCCCAAAATTGATTGAATGAGCTCTCGCTAGTGTTCTCTAGCTTGTTCTTCTTTACTTTAGTTTTATTAGGAATTAGTTTTCTATTGTCAGGTGGGTTTGCCACAGTGGACTGAGCCACAGTGGAGTGAGCCACAGTGGAGAACCAACCTCTGGCATCCTGCAACTCATAACGATAACCACCCAAGCTCATATCAGCATGGCGAACTCTCACCAATTCGATGAAGCCGAGCTCCTCAAGTTGCTTTCGAGCCGTACGCAACGCAGCCCTGCCAAGCCCACTCTCACGCATAATCTGCTCATCGAGTATCTGATACCCAATTTTGTGACTGAGCAGATAGATCAGCAACATCTTTGCCATAGGTGGCAGCTCATCATTGCGAATAAGTGAGTTGGGCACCATTGTGAAGTTCCCATCCATAGGGAACTCTGGCCTGTAAATACCTGGTTCTGTGTCCATTGTCTAGCCTTTCTATCGGCTAGACTTAACCCAGCCGATGGTGATGTCATCGGTTTTCTGATGAGGTAGGGGTGTTTGGCTCCTACCTCATCTCTATTCTATACCTAGAACGGTTCCCCGATGGTGACACTAACCTTAGACCCATCAGGCAACAAAATCCACCAACCACCAAACCTGTCAAACACAGGGCGCTCAGTAGACTCCCACACAGCCAACTTATGCCCCCACCCACGCGCAGCAATCGCATCCTTCGCATCAGCCTCAATAGATCCATTCCATTGCGCACAAATCATCATCAGGTTATCGGGTGTGTCGAGCAGTTTAGATCCACCCATCCCCCGATTGATCCTGTGATGAGGCACTAGGTCATCTTCACGCGCACAGTGCCAGCAGTGCTCATCCCTGGCCTGTACGAGCTTTAGAACCTTCTTGGGGATAGCCATGCCCCTAGTTTATACTTGAAGGCGGGGCTGGATGGATTCGATTGGGCAGGAACCCGCGAAGTGCGACCTGTGCAAGACCGGGGTTCGATTCCCCGCAGCTCCACTGTGATTTTAGTAGTCTATACAGTGGTAAAACGGTAGCGTAGGCGTTGGTAAGTGACGTGATAACCAACACTTATCAAATGTGATAAACCTACAGTTTCATCCTTCTCTCAAGATCCCAATTGAAATCCGTTTGCACACACTCATAAGCCTCTTTGTAAGCATCCTCAAAAGTCATTTCAATGCCTTTTTCTTTTTTGGCCACGACGAAGAACTTTGCCAAAGACTCAAGCGCACTATTCAACGCCAATTTAGTGACAGCCTCGCTCACCTTATCCGGCGCTCTCAACATCATGCGGTACTCACTAATCGCCCACCAAAAAACTTCGTCACCAAAGTTTCGCCACTCGTCATCATCAAAATTGTTATACCTACCGATGTTTGTCACCTCACTGACCTCCAACCGCCTCGTGCCCGATAGCGCGGCTGATACTTTACAAACCCATTTTCATCCGCCTCTGCCGCGTGCCTTGCACAAAACGCTCGACTGCGAAGCCATTGAAAACCAGACTCAGGCTTGTACGGTCCAGCAGGGTAGTCAGCCAAAGAAATCGCAATAACCCAGCGACCATCGCCTCTCTCGTCCTCAGCGCAGTGCAAACACTTGGCGCTCAAAGCTTCATCTCCGCCTGCATCAACTTAGAAGCAGTAGCCAAAGCCATCAGCTCAGATTCAATCGTGCGCATCTTAGTCCTAATACGATTCACGCTAGCCTTAGCAAGATCGCGTGCAAACCGCGCATCAGCAGCTAACAACTTAGCCCTCGCCTGCCTCTCAGCAACAGACCCAGTAGCATCCAGAAACGCTTGCGCCTCAGTCTTGTCCAAATCGTATTCAGCTTGAGACAAATTAGCCTCAGCCTCATAGAGTGCCTCGACACCCTTTTTGTTAGTCTGTGTGAGCTCGAGGAGCTCCCTCGCTATGTCCGATGGAATCACAAACCATCACCAACCTTCTGCATAATTCAAGTCTCCAAAACTCACTTAATAGAGGATCGTTTGCCCTTTGAGCTTCCAGGTAGGCTTGGCTCAGTTCCCTCACGCTCGCCAACAGGGGTGATGGATTCTGCATAGGCTTTCACCTTATCTAGGACTTCAGTTGGTGCCCCCGCTTTGGAAGCTTCCCCCCATAGTAACCTCAGCCTGTCCACATCCTTTAGGAGTGCTGCTTCAGCAACCCAGTCACGATTCTTAGCCTGCTCCTCGAAACGCGCAACCTTCTCCATTTCCTCACGCGAGGCACGCTTATTACCTGAATACCCTGCATTAGCAAGGGCGCGGCCTATCGAGCTCGTCTCGCACACCTCAAGGGCGCTGGACTGCTGAGGCCCACTAGCGCTATCCACCTCATAAGCGAGCCCTGTAGCTTTAGGGCAACCACGCTCCACATCCTCACCAGAGAAAAACACCAGCGACTTCACCACCCAAAGCTTCTCAGCACGATACTCAGGGATAGTCTCATTCTCGGTGATGATCCTGCCATCAGGATGATCAGCATAGAAACGCTTGATGCGCTCCTCTACTGTCTCGTAATCTGCAAGATTGAACCTAGCCATCACAACCACACCTTCATCCCATTCTCATTCTTCAACCACTTAGCCATCTCTTTAGTAGTCACATTGAAAATCTGTGCCAACTCATCCCGCGTATAACCATGATTGTGCATCCTGATCGCCCGCCACTGACACTTCGCCAAAAGCTGTTCAGCATACAACTTCGAGGCACCAAACTCATCACCCAAAGCAATCGCCTCAGACCTGACCAGGTTCCTCAGTTTCATTTCCTCACGATTAGCAGCAACCATAATCAGGTTGTTAGGCGTAATCTCATCCAGTTTCAGTTCCATCATTTCCCTTTCTTTTGTTCCAACAGTTTGCCCTCAAGCTCCCAGAAAGCACGCCAAGCCTCAGGGCGCTCCCTCAGCTCAGTCACATACTTATCAGCAACCCGCAACACATTCACATCCTTCGTGTCCATCATTTCCCTTTCAGACATTACTGATCATCCCCTTTTGTGTTTAGATATTCCCTTATTGTTTCTAACGCAAAATCTGACACACTCATATCACGCCTGTTCGCTTCCATCAGAAGCTCGGTGTAATCGTATGTGTCTAGTTGCACAGTGACACTAACCTCAGACATTCTCCACCCTTTCCCATAACGCATCAGCAGTAACAATCAATGAATCAATCATGCCCTCATCACGCTCAATAAACAAGTGTTTAGGTTTCCACCACGCAGGAGCAAACACACCCTCAACCTCAATACGCTGCATCCACGCGAATAAGCAACGCTCAGCACCAGTGACATGCAACTGCCATTGCACCTGCCTACGATACTGAACAGGCACAGTAGCATCCTCAAAATCTTTTCCAGTGGTTTTGATTTCAGCAATCAGCTTATGATCCAGGGAAAGCCCATCAGGTGTAGCCAAGTGATGC